AATGGAGTAACTTATTAAATGAAGAATATAACAACTCAAAAGGAGGAAATTATGGAGACATTAGAAAAATTGCGAAAAACCCAAGTATTTTGCCAGATTTCGACATTGCCTGTGCGGGTCTACCCTGTCCTGCGTTCAGTATCGCTGGAAAAAGGACAAAAGATCCCTTCAATCAAAAAGAATGTGGCGGTGACTTGTTTATACACTTTTGCAAAATTGTGGAAATTAAAAAACCTCGCATTCTTTTTCTTGAACAAGTCAAAGGAGTTCTATCGTCTGGGAAGTGGAAAGGAGAAATATTTAGTACCATGCTCCACAGGCTTTCAGAATTGGGGTACGATGCAGAGTGGCAAACTTGTAACAGCAAGAATTTCGGAGTTCCACAAAACAGAGAAAGAGTGTTCCTTATCGGATATCTTAGAAACAAACCCAGACCCAAAGTATTTCCTCTCGTGGGAGAAGCTAACTCGCACACTTGCAAGTCGGAGTCAGCAAAAACCGCAGTTGCTAGAACAATAAGCGGAGGAGCACATACAGGAGGAAACCACTCTGGAATGACAATTCTACAGTTGAATAAACCTAAGCATTCTAATGACAGAGTTTATTCAGACAAAGGTATTTCTCCTACCATTAACTCTTGTTCTGGTGGAAACAGACAACCCTTTGTCCTAACTGAAGTTAGATCAGAGGAAGCTAAGAAAATAAGAAGGGAACACAGAGCAAAAACTGGAGAAGATTTTTCTCCAAGACGAGCTAAGGAAATAGTTCCTAAGAAAGACCCAATCGTAGGAACTCTGACAACCAGAAAAAATATAGAACAATCTATATTTGATGGAAAAGTACTACGGAGACTTACACCTTTGGAGTTCTTTAGACTTCAGGGAGCACCTGACAGTCTGTACCACAAGGGAAGAGAGTTGGGAATCTCAGACAGTCAACTCTTTAAAATGGCTGGAAACAGCGTTACTGTACCATTAATCAAAGCCATAGCAGAAAGATTACATGTAGAAAATTATCAACCCTAAAGGAGGAATATATGAAATCAGAGAACATATTTGAAATCCAGAAAAGCTTGGAAGAAGAAATGGTTTATACTGGAATTGAAAAGTTCCAGAAACAAGTAAGAGATGCTAAACGTAAAGGTTCAGAATCTATTACTCTTCATGGAATCTTACTGATGAAAAGGACAGTAGCTACTCTCAGTAAAGCTATCCACACTCATATAACTGAGGAGGTAGCAAAACCTGGAAGAATGAAATCAGTAAGTCCTTTCCTTGCCATGCTTGATAACGATGTGGCAGCTTTTATAAGTTTAAGAGCTTTGATGGATGGAATATCTCATTCCCAAAAATTAATGAATCTATCCCATCAGATAGGACAGGCATTGTCTGATCAGGTACGATTCAGTATGTGGGAGGATAAGGACAAGGATTACTTCCAAATGTTAGTGAAAAAGATAGGAAAAATATCTGCTTCCAGACATTACAGAAGATATGGATTAATCCGTACTGCATCCTACAAAATGGGAGAAGAAGTACCAGTTTGGACTCAGTTAGAACGAACTAAGGTAGGACAACTTATGATTGATCTGATCATTCGATCTACAGGATTAATCAAACTAGGTTCTACCAGAACTACAGGAAAAAAGTATTCCTCATATACTATCGTTCCAACTCAGGAAACCTTAGATATGATTCAAGATATAATTAATCAAGGAGAATTAATGTCTCCTGCATATCTACCAATGGTCACAACTCCTAAGAATTGGACTAACCTTAACAATGGAGGTTATTTAAGTCACAGATTACCATTCATTAAGGAAACTTATAAGAATGTCAAGAATGATATTCCATTTAATAATATGGATATGGAATTTGAATGTGTAAATTCTCTTCAAAATACCAAGTGGAAGATAAACACAAGAGTTCTAGAGGTAATGAAGGAAGCATGGGATCAGGGAAGAATTATAGGCTCAATGCCTGATCGTAATGAGCTTGATCTTCCTGCAAGAGTAGTTCCAAAAGACCTCAAGAAAAAAGATATGGATGAGGAAACAAAACTAAAGTTAAAAGGTTGGAAGGTAAAAGCTACCAAAGTATACGAAGAAAATATTAGAAGAAAGTCTCAACTCTTACAATTTATGAGAACTCTTAATTTAGCTAATAAATTCAAGGACTTTGAGCAGATTTATTTTCCGTACCAAGCAGACTTCAGAGGAAGAAAGTATACTGTATCTTCTTTCCTGACTCCTCAAGGTACAGAATACGCAAAATCTCTCCTGACATTCGGAGAAGGTCTACCAATAGAGAATCAGGAACAAAAAGATTGGCTTGCTATTCATGGTGCAAACTGTGCAGGAGTAGATAAAGTTTCTTTTTCTGAAAGAATCCAATGGGTCTTGGATAATGAGGAGCATATTATCAAATCTGCGGAACTTGGATTGGATTATGATTGGTGGACACAATTTGATGATGCTTGGCAGTTTTTTGCATTCTGCTCAGAATGGGCTGTATTGAAAAGAAAAGGCTTAGGGGTACTCAGCTATCTCCCGATAGCTTTAGATGGCTCTAACAATGGTTTACAGCATTATTCAGCTATGTTGAGATGTCCTATCGGAGGTAAAGCAACAAACTTAACAAAAGAATCATCTCCACAGGACATTTATCAGGAAGTTGCAGATGTAGTATTTCGGGAAACCAAAAGACTAGCTGCTTTGGATGATCCCATAGCAAAAGTATGGCTTGAATCTGGTCTTATTAATCGTAAGATGACAAAAAGACCAGTAATGGTTGTTCCTTATGGTGGAACTAGGTTTAGTGCAATGGTTTATGTTGAAGAATATGTAGAAGATCAATTCAGGAAAGGAGAAAAACTCAGAATCCCTGAGAATGAATCTCTATCTAAGTACATAAACTGGATTACTACCTTAGTTTGGGATGCCATAGGAGAAGTTGTAGTTTCTGCAAGAGAAGCTATGACTTGGATAAGAGATGTAAGTTCTGAGCTTTCCAAAAAAGGTTATCCTGTAATTTGGAAAACTCCAACTGGACTTTATATCTACCAGCATTACAAGGCTTTCAAATGGAGACAGATAAACACTACCATTGATGGTAAGCTCCTGAAGCCTGTAATTTATGAAGAGGATGGTAAAAAGATAGATGTACTTAGGTCAGTAAATGGATCAGCACCTAACTTTGTACATTCTCTGGATGCCTCAGCACTAACCCTAACTGTGCATCTATGTAATAAGGAGGAAATAAGTAGTTATGCAATGATCCATGACAGTTATGGAACTCATGCTCATAATACTCCTAAGATGGCAAAGCTTTTAAGAGAAGCATTCGTGGATATTTATAAGAACAATGATGTCTTGGATGATTTCTATAAAGCTGCTTTGGAAGTATTGGATGAAGTTCCTGAACCTCCTAAGATGGGAAATTTAAATATTCATGAGGTGTTAAGATCACCTTATTTTTTCTGTTAATAATTCTTTTTACCTACTCTAGATATAAGAAAGGAAAATATGAAAGATATAGAATATCAAGCAATAGAAATATTAAAATCAGGAGAACCTTTACCTGTAGATATTTATATTGAACTTACTAATTCTGGAATAGATCCAGAATATCTTATTAACCTATTTTTAAAAAAGGAGGATATAGAAGAAGAATATGAAGATGATGGATTAGATCCTATTCAAAGGGAAATAATAAATCAATTTAAATCGTATCAATATACTGTATAATATATAATATATAATAAGGAGAACAATATGGCAGTAACTAAAATGGTTTCGCCCAAAGCAAAATGTAAATGGGTAAATGTAAAAAGACCACATCCTGATTATGATGTGTATCAGATTAATCTTTTGCTTCCTGCTAAGTCAAAGCAAGCAAAGGATTGGATGGCTCAGATTGATAACTGGATTGCTGAGGAAGTTAAGTCTTCAGGAAAAAAGCCTTCTGAGTATGTTCCCTACAAGGAAGATGGAGATGATATCATCTTCAAGTTCAAGCAGAAAGCTAGTATCAGAGGGAAAAATGGAGAGTCTCGTGATGTTAAGATCATGGTAGTTGATTCTCAGATGAAGCCCTGTAATGTTGATATTGGTTGGGGATCAACAGTCAAAGTATCTTATTCTCCTATTCCCTATACTGTAAATGGGAAGTCAGGAGTTACCATGTATTTCAATGCAGTTCAGGTTATTGATCTGGTTGAATACGAAGGTTCTGATACTTCAGGATTCTCTAAGGAAGAAGGTTTTATATCGGAAGAACCTTCTGAGAATCCTTTTGTAACCAGCGAAGATGAATCTACCTCTGACGATGAAGAAGACTTTTAATCGTTATAGGTCTGATTTAGAGGGTCTGGTTGCAGATCAACTGGAAAAGCAGAGAGTCAAGTATATCTTTGAACCTCACAAAATAGAGTATGGAGTTCCTAAACGATATACTCCAGACTTTCTGCTTCCGAATGGTATCTTAATAGAAGTTAAGGGATGGTTTAAATCTGAAGATCAGAGAAAACATAGACTTATAAAGCAGCAACATCCCGAACTAGATATTAGATTTGTATTTCAAAAACTAAGTAAAAAAGTTCAAGGAGGAAGGTTCACTTGTAAAGAATGGTGTGAGAAGTATGATTTTCTATATGCCGAATCAATAGTTCCTAACTCTTGGATTCATGAAAAATAAAACTGGTGAGGTAGGTGTAGAGGGGAAGCTACTAAGGTAGCATCGTGTAACCAGTTTTCTAATTAAACCAGTAACTATGTAATTGTAGTGACCCAGAGGGAAGTATCTCATTGTCCTAACTTTTAGTTACTGGTTCAAAATTTAAAGGGGAATTATGGGAGAACAAGAATCTACTTGCATCTCCCATGCTCCATGTCCTAGATGTGGTTCAGCAGATAACCTAGCAATCTACGATGATGGGCATGGTTGGTGTTTTACTCCAGGATGCGGTTACAGACAGAAAGGAGATAACGAAAATAACACTAAACAAGAGGAGAATTATTCAATGGATTTAGTAAAAGGAGAACGTCTTCCACTTAAAAAGCGTGGTATCAATCAAGCTACTGTGGACAAGTGGGGATATGAAACAGGAACTTTCAAAGGTAAGAAAGTTCAGATTGCAAATTACAAAAAAGATGGACATGTAATCGCTCAAAAGTTACGTTTTCCTAACAAGGACTTTCTATTTCTTGGTAACACTAAGGAAGCAGGATTATACGGAAAGCACCTTTGGGAAAAAGGTAAGATGATTACGATTTGTGAGGGAGAACTAGATGCAATGTCTGTTTCTCAGGCACAAGGTAATAAATGGCCTGTTGTATCTATAGCAACTGGAGCTGCTGGAGCTAGGAAAGCAATCCAGAATGACTTAGAATACTTGGAAAATTTTGAATCAGTTATTCTAATGTTTGATCAGGATGAAGCAGGACAGAAAGCTGTGGATGAATGTGTACAGTTATTTAGTCCCGGAAAAGTGAAGATAGCAACTCTTCCACTTAATGATCCTAATGAGATGATCAAGGAGGGAAGAGGAGCAGATATAATAAGTGCTATATGGGGAGCAAAATCCTATAGACCTGACGGAATCATAGACGGAAAAGATACTTGGGAATTAGTATCAACTTCTCAGAAATCTGAATCCGTTCCTTATCCTTTTAATGGCTTGAATAATATGACACAAGGCATTCGTAAAGGAGAAATAGTAACCATTACCGCAGGATCAGGTATAGGTAAGAGTCAGTTATGTAGAGAAATAGCTTACTCATTAATTCTCCGTAACCAGAAGGTAGGTTACTTAGCTCTTGAGGAGAACACAAAACGAACTGCACTTGGATTCATAGGTTTGTACTTAAATAAGCCAATTCATTTACAGAACGTAGACTACACCAAGAAGGAGTTGAAAGATGGCTTTGATAACGTATTGGGAACTGGTAATTTGTTTATGTATGATCATTGGGGGAGTATGGAAATCTCCAATCTTTTCAACAAGGTACGATACCTCGTTAAGGGAATGGGATGTACTCACATTATCCTTGATCATATCACCATTATATTATCTGGTTTGGAAGGTGGTGATGAGCGTAGAATGTTAGACTTTGTAATGACTAAGCTGAGAAGTTTAGTTGAGGAAGTCCAATGTTCTTTGGTTCTTGTTTCTCATCTCCGTAGACCCACAGGAGATAAAGGTCACGAAGAAGGAGTAAGAACATCATTAAATCAACTTAGAGGATCTCATGGTATCGCTCAACTTTCAGATATTGTAATTGGATGTGAGCGTAATCAGCAAGATGAGGAAAATTCTGATCTAACTACAGTTAGGATTTTAAAGAATCGTTGGACAGGAGAAACTGGTATTGCAGATACTCTTCATTATTCAAAAGAAACAGGGAGAATGACCGAAGCTGCTTCAAAAGAAGAAGCTAAATCTTATGGATTTGAAAAGGAGGAAAAGGAGGATTTCTAATATGGAAAATATAATCTTAGACATAGAAACTGATGGTCTTTTAGATACATGTACTAAGGTACATTGTCTGGTTATGAAAGTAGAATCTACTAATCATATAGAGGTAGCTACTACTGATTCAGAAATAAAGAAAGCAGTACATAAATTAAGAACTAGTCATATCATAGGACATAACATTCTAGGATTTGACTTGGAAGTATTAAAACGATTTTATGGTTTAAGTGTGCCTATAGATCAGGTAACTGATACACTTATTCTATCTCGTTTAATTTATTCTGACATCAGAAATGAAGATGCTTCAGTTCGTAGATTAGAACCTCGTTTATGGGGATCTCATTCTCTGGAAGCGTGGGGATATCGTCTTGAACATTACAAGGGAGAATTTGGTAATGAAATAGAAGACTTTCAGGAACTTTCCCAAGAGATGATAGACTACTGTAAGAACGATGTTGAACTCACGGATATTTTATGGAAAAATTTAAAGTCAAAATTACCATCAGAAAAATCCATACGTTTGGAACATAATATTGCCGACATTTGTTTTCAGCAGGAAAAAACTGGGTTTAGTTTTGATGAAGAAAATGCTATCAAATTATATTCTAAACTATCCAAGAGAAGAGATGAACTATCTGAAGAACTTAAAAAAGTCTTTGGAACATGGCTTATCAATGAAGGACTTAGAAGGAATGAACTCTATACCAAGATAAAAATTATAGAGTTTAATCCGAACTCAAGGCAACACATAGCTAAGAGACTAAAAGAACTAAGAGGTTGGAAACCTAAAGAGTTTACTCCTACTGGTGAACCTAAAGTTGATGAGAGTATTCTTAGGAAATTAGATTATCCAGAAGCTAAGTTAATGTCTGAATATCTAATGATTAATAAACGCATTGGTCAACTTGCAGAAGGTGATCAAGCTTGGCTTAAACTAGTAAAGGAGGGGAGATTACATGGCAGAGTCAACACGATGGGAGCATCGACTTCAAGGGCATCTCATTCGCATCCAAACCTCGCTCAAGTACCAAATACAAATGCACCCTTTGGGAAAGATTGCAGGGCTTTATTTATTCCGACTAGAGGACAGAAACTATTGGGAGTTGATGTCTCTGGTCTTGAGTTGCGTTGCTTATCGCATTATCTTGCTAAGTATGACAATGGTGAATATGGTAAGAAACTTCTGGAGGAGGACATACATACTGTTAATCAGGAAGCTGCCGGATTATCTACGAGGGATCAGGCGAAAACATTCATATATGGTTTTCTGTATGGTGCAGGAGATCAAAAGATCGGTGAAATCGTGGGGAAAGGAAGGCGAGAAGGGAACTCATTAAAGAAAAAATTCTTATCTCAACTTCCTGCATTGAAATCACTAAGAGAAGCTGTTCAAAAGAAAGCAGTAGAACAAGGTACTATAAGAGGATTAGATGGTAGACTTGTTCCTGTTAGATCTAAACACGCAGCTCTCAATACACTCCTACAGTCAGCAGGAGCTATTATTTGTAAACAATGGGTAGTAGAATTACATTCTCTACTTAATAAAAAAGGCTTCAAACGTGGTGAAGATTACGATCAAGTAGCTTTTGTCCATGATGAAGTTCAACTTACAGTAAAGGAGAACTATGCAGAAGAAATCGGTAGAATTTGTGTCGAGGCAATTACCTCTACAGGAGTTGGATTTGGACTCCGAATCCCACTCTCAGGAGAGTACTCCATCGGAAATAATTGGGGAGAAACACATTAGAGAATCTCAAGGTAAAGCTAATCAAACTATCGGCTTGGCAGGAGAATCTTTAGTACAGTATATATTACATCGTTGGCATTACGAAGTATTTAAACCTTGTAATCCAAGTAGTAGATGTGACTTTGTAGTTTGTAATGGGGATTCATGGACTACAATACAAGTTAAAGCCACAGAGAAAAAAGATTCAGTAAGTTTAAGAAGAGAAAAAGGAGGAAGAAAAGGTCAAAAGAAAAGAGAACAGTATCGTTATACTGAAAAAGATTTTGATTTTTTATTCACAGTAAAGTTTCCAAAAATTTATGTTATACCTTTCTCTGCATTAAAAGGTAAGGGAGAAATAACACAAACTGTAATGTTAAAAGATTACGAGGATTACGCATACGATCTAACTAATCTTGAGACATATAACAATCCACCACAATTATAAGAGGATATATGAAATATTCAGCTAGAGTAGCAGTAATAGATGCAGACATCCTACTTTATAAAGCTTGTCGAAGTGCGGAAGAAGAAGTAGATTGGGGAAATGATCAATGGTTATTATGGTCTGACTTAGATACAGTAAAACATATCATAGATGATCAAGTAGATTCATTGGTAGAAGATATGAATGCAGACAGAACTATTCTTTGTTTTTCTGATAAAGAAAATTTCAGGAAACATATTAATCCTGAATATAAAGCTAACCGAAAAGGAGGTAGAAAACCTATCTGCTTTAAAGCAGCTTTAGAATATTGTAAAGAACAATATCCATACAGACAATTTACAAACCTAGAAGCAGATGATGTAATAGGAATTATTGCTACTACAGAAAATGATAATGAATATGTAATTGTTAGTGAAGATAAAGATCTTTTAACTGTTCCGGGATATCATTGGGATCTTAAAAAGAAAGAGATTTACTTTTTATCTGAGGAAGAAGCTGATTTTAATTTCTTTGCTCAGACATTAACAGGAGATGCTGTAGATAACTACAAAGGATGTCCTAATGTAGGAAGAATAACAGCAGAAAAATTATTAAGAG